CCCGGCCTTGATGTCCGTGTTCTGCTTGACCAGCGCGCACGGCAGGATCTCCCTTGCCTCGTCGAAGGCTTCCGGCGTGTCCTGGCGCGTGATCTCGTCCAGGTCCGTCCCGCCGTAGATCCCGCCCGTCAGCAGCGCCGCCAGATCCTCATCCTCCTGCAGCGTCATCAAAACCTCATCGATGAATTCCAATCTTCAATCTCCAATCTTCAATCTGCAATCTGCAATCTGAAATCATTTCATCCACGCTTCCAGCGCCTGCCCGAACAGCCACACCGCCAGCGAGAGCGACACCGGTTGTTTGACCATTTCGGTCTCCAGGCCGCCGCCGATCTCGTTTGCGTAGGCATCCATCCGCGGCCAACTCTCCGTCCCGTGCAGCCAGCCCCGCAGGTTGGCCGTGAACTCGTCCTGCGGCATCATCACCGCCGTCTTGTAGCACAGGCAGTGCGGGTGCAGCGGGTACTCGATCGTCCCCACCGGGTAGATCCCCTCGCCGTGCTCTCCGCCGTGCGCCACGTCGTCGCATTCGTCCGTTTCGGCATGTGCCGGGCTCAGGTTGGTCTGTTCTTCCTGCACCCACGGCTGCATGGCCAGCACCTGGTCGGTCGCCTGCGCGTGCGCCCGCTGGATCTCCGTCCTGGCCAGCCTCAGCGCGTTGTAGCTCACGCCCTGCCCGTCGCAGGCGTCCCCGCTCAGCAGCCCGCCCAGGTCGCCCTTGGCGATCTCCGCCTTGGTCCGGTTGTAGAGCCTCGTCGATGTCCAGCGCGGGCAGTCCTCGTTCGCGCCCAGGTATTGCTCGAGCTGCTTGGCGATATTCCAGGCCGAATCACCGTTCGTGATCCCGTTCATCAGCACCCGGTTGATCCCTTCCTGCGTATCCCGGTCCATCTGCCAGATCCGCGCCGACAGGTTCAGCCCGTCCCCGTAGATGTGCTCCGCCGCCGCGTGCAGCAGCGCCTGCAGCTGCGGCTCAAACACCCCGGCTTTCAGCCGAGCGGGCTTCGAGCCCGCTTCGGCTATGTCGCGGACATGAGTCCGCGACGCACCGCCGGTCAATGGAGTAATTTCTTCCACCACAGGCCTCACCAATCTATCGTGCATCACCGCCAGCACCCCGAACGGGATAGCCGCAGCCTCCCGCCTCTGCCCCTGCAGGTCCGCCGCGTACTGCGTCATCCAGTCCCGCCAGTCCTTCAGGATAGCCTGCTGCGCGTGGTAGCCGCCCCAGCTGTCCAGCTTGCCTTCCTTGTTCGCGTTCTTGAGCAGCGTGGCCCGCGCCTGGCGCTCGAACTCCAGCAGCCTTTCGTGGATCTGCGCCGTCGCGAACAGATGCAGCCGCACCACCGCCTTCTGGCTGGCCGCGTACATCCTCCCCAGCGGGATCTTCTCCAGTTGGTCGGTCTCGTAGGGGTGAGGCATCGCCTCGCCCATTCCCGACGCGACAGCTTCCACCATTGCGCTCATCTAAATCTGAAATCTCCGATCCTCAATCTCAAATCGAAAGTCCCTTCAGCATCGCCGCGAACCGCTCGCTGTCCACGCCTTCGCCCGTCAGGATCTCCAGGTCCACCCCCGGTAGGAACTGCGCCAGCAGGCTCTGGATGATGTCTTCCTTCACGCCCAGCACCCGCAGCCGCATCATCGCGTCCGCCAGGTCGCGCAGGTCTGTCGGGCTCAGGTTCTTCGCCTTGCGCCAGATGATCTTGTAGTTCACGCTGTCCGGGTAGATCCCCTGCAGCAGCCACTGCCGCTCGAGCAGCGGCTTGATGATCTGCACCGTGATCCACTCCCGCCCGTCTTCCAGCGTCTCCTCGTATTCCGCCTTCTTCTCGCCCAGGATGTCCCGGTTCAGCCCCTCGCCGTAGGCGATCAGCTCCATCGGCACGTCGCTGGCCGTGAACATCGTCGAGATGTGGTGCAGCACGTCGTTGATCTCGTTCAGGTGCGCGTCGCCCTGGATCACCGAGATCGCCCCCGGCTTGTTGCTGAAGAAGTCCGCCTGCGCCGCGAACGGGTTGTTCAGCGCCACCTGGTTGACTTCCTTGTAAGCCTCCACGTCCGCCTGCGCCCCTTCCACCACGTGCAGGTAGCGCATCCCGGCCCGCGTCTTCCTGCGCACCGCTAGGTCCGTCTCGCCTTCCGTCACCCGCTTGTACGCCCCGGTCGCGCTCGCCATCATCGGCGTCCCGTAGCGCTTCTCCTCGTCGTGCTCCCAGCGCGCGTGGATGATCTGCCATTCGCTGAACCACACCGCGTCCGCCGGTGGCTCCGGGCTGGCGTAGAACGGCCCGCCCAGCCAGTAGGCCCGCGTCGCCTGGTCGAACTGGTCCTGCGTGTTGCTGTTCCGGTGCATCAGCAGTGTGGGCTTTCGCGTGAACTGGCTGATCAGCATCCTCTCATCCACCACCACCTCGTAGAACGAATCTCCGTCCCGCCCCGACAGCCGCACCGCGTCCTGCAAGAGCTGGTTCAGCCCCAGCCGTTCCTGCAGCGCGGCCGCGACGTCGCTCGCCTTCTGATTATCCGTCTTGACGAAGTATCCGCTCCGCACCAGGTCCCGGGCGTAGATCCTCAGCGCCTTGCGCACCCGTGGGTCCGTGTCGTACATCTTCCGGCAGCTCTTGATCACCGCCATTCGTTCCTGCTCCGCCCGGAACTGCTCCGATACCCCGTAGATCTGCGCGGCTTCCGTCGCCGTCGGCATCACCGTCGTCGCGGTTGGTTGGTTCCTGTTGAATAGTGCGCTGATTGCGTCGCGTAAGCCCATGTCTTATGCTTTCCTCTCCCCCCCTCTCCAAATCCCGCGGATTTGGGGAGGGGCAGGGGGTGGGGCCCAATCACTAATCTCCAATCTCAAATCACAAATCATCTGAGTACGTCCTTGACCAGGCGTTCCAGGTTGCCCAGGTTCTTCTCGATCGTGCTCATGATGATCGCGTATCTTCCGCCGTTCGATAATTCCAAATACTTCCCATAAAAGACCGTATGCGCCAGGGCGATCACCAGCGTGTTCGCGTCGCCCGAGATCACCTCCACGTCGCTCTTCAGCTCCTCGTCGGCCGTCACCGTCCCGGTCACCGGATCCAGCCCGAACCCGTCCACCGCGAAGAACAGACCGCTGCGCGCGTTCCCGGTCCGGTCCTCCCAGCGCGCCTCCCGCCTGGCCTCATCCTGGATGCTCTGGCCCCAGTACGTCGCCGCCGCCTGCACCGCCGCCAGCACCCGCTGCCCGTATTTCTCGATATTCGGGATCAGCTCGTCCTCCGGTGCCTTCACCCAATAGAAGCCGCTCATCTCATCCGCCTTTCAGCACCAGCGGCAGGTGCGGGCCGAGCGGCATATTGTAGTAATAGACGAACAAGTCCAGTAGCGTATGCGAGGCCCACACAGCCAGCAAACCAAACAGCAACCCCAGGCCAATGATGAAACGCTTTGCTTCCCGTGTCGCTGATACACGCGAGCGTGACATGACTGAGGCCAGCCACAGCACAACGCCAAACATGGTCAGTATCAACAAGAACGCCACACAGCCCGAAATAGCAGACAAGCCAAAGTGCCAGCTTTCGTCTTGAAGGATGTTGATGATCTTGAAGTAGAGTTCCCAATTCATAACGTCCTCATGTTATTGGCAAAGTTGTATAACCAATATCTTGCGTGTTATCGCTCTTGCGAGCCGCATACCAAACCGCGAAACTGGATGCACCTTTGACAATGCTTGAACGGTAGATTTGGGCTGAATCCCATCCCGAAGGATTGACAGCCAATACAGTGTTACCTTGCGCCCAAAATATCCCATCGTCGCTGGTGGCGAACTTCGTGCCGCCAATGAACAATCCATAGAAAACTCCGTTGGGACAAATCACATCCAGATGCCCACCAATTGCCAGGTTGATTGGCGTAGGAGCCGAATACATCCCGGTTATTGTTGTAGCCACTCTGACAAAGATATTCACGCCACTTGAAACAAACAGATAATAAGTGCTACCTTTCTTGCAAATAGCCGGACTTTCAGCGGCAGTATAGGCGGTTTGTAGAACCAACACTGGTGCGTCCCAAGTTATGCCATCGCTTGAGCTTGTGGCATATATCTTGTCGTAATTGTTGTAACTGCTGGTTTCCCTGTAGAATACCCACAATTTCCCACCGTCATA